TGATTGCAGAAGGCGCAGATGCCTTTTTTGAAATCAAAGTTGGCACAGATGTTGTTTGCCAAGTTCCAATTTCAGTTTTTCCGGCGGTGGCTGCTCCAAATAGTTTGCCAGCACATTCATTGCCAAACAATCTTGATGCCTTTGCTGCCGATCCAACAACCAATGGTTTCTTCAACCCTGCAATCTGGCGTGAAGATTTGAGTTTGGTGGTCGGTGAAGATGTGCAAGCATGGTCAACAAATCTTGATGAAGTGGCAGCCAAGATGGAATGGAACAATCAAGAATTAACTTTTGATATTATTACAGGGTCAAGTGATGTTGTCATTCAAGTTGGGCAAGAAACTTTGATGTATTGCCGGAACAAAACTGGTGTTGATATTATTGATGGTCAAGTTGTCAAAATTGTCGGCGCGCAAGGTAACACTCCAAACATTGATCTAGCACTTGCATCAAATGCTGAAGAAGCGCACAGAACAATCGGGGTTGCCACTCAAACAATTTCAGGAAACAATGGCACAGGCTTTATCACTTTAGTGGGTAAGGTTCGCGGCTTAGACCTGCGGCAGTTGAATGGATTTACAGAGGGCGGCTTGGTTTATCTTAGTGACACAGTTGCTGGTGCATTAACGCCAGTGAAACCAGCAATTGAAGTTGAAATTGGCCATGTTCTGCGCTTGGGACAAAACAATGGAACACTTGGTGTTTTCATAAACAATGAGGCTTCCGTTTATGAGTTGAAGCAAGAACTAAGTGAACAAATAACAGAAAATTATAATGAAATTGAGTTAAACAGGAATTCAATAACTTCTTTAAATAACAGAGTTGATGAGTTATATCCAGTTTATCCATACACAACTTCAATTGCTGGTGGAATAGGTTCAATTAAAAACCTTCGGGACGCTGATTTGAACTCTGGTTATCGTTTAAATACTGCAATAACAAGTGTTACTTTAGGGTCTAATTGCAAATCACTAGGATCGCAGACTTTTCAAGGATGCAATTCTTTGGTTGAATTTTATTATCATAACTCAACCGCCGGAACAATTGGTGATAACTGTTTTGAGAATTGCATTAAATATGGGCAAGGCATTAACGCTGGTGGCAATGGTTTTACATTGGGCAGAAACATTACTGCAATTGGAAATTCATCTTACCGAGGTTGCACATCACTAAAGACAGTTCGTTTATCAGATTACGACCTTGCCGCAGTTGGTCGATTTGCTTTTGAGGGGGGCACTGCATTAGAAGAGTTTACATTCCCACAGCAAATTGGTGATTCTCAAAACATTTTTACAGTAGTTTCTGAATCTGTTTTAAGAAACTGCACAGCATTAACGCAAATTGAAATACCAAGAACCGTTACGCAAATCCAAGCTGCTGCATTCCGTGATTGCACAGCATTGTCCTCAATTAGATGCTATGCAACGGAAGCACCAACTTTAGTTGGAATAAATCAATTTTTGAATGTTAATACTACAACCATTAACGTTCCAGTAAATTCAACAGGCTATAACACTACATACGCTGGTTTAACGGTCAATTATATATTATAATGAACTCTCAATTGTTTGAACATTTTAAAATATGGGGAACATTGGGTGTTGCTCAAATGGCGGCATCAATGCCAAGCACAAACGAAATTGCCAGCACATTTGCTTATTTTTGCGCAGGTCTTGCATCATTGGCAATTGCTTGGTGGCACATCTTCAAAAAATAGCATCAACCCAAAAATCAAATATTATGACTCCAGAACTTTTAGCAATGCTTGGCGGCGGTGTGAGTGGCTTTGTGATGAAGATGATTGCGGCACAAGCAGAAAGCCAAGCGCGATTATTTGAACGCATGATTGCCCGGCAAACTGTCGCGGATGATTCAGCCGACAAGGCAGCAGCGCGTGGTGGTGTTTACATGCGGCGGCTGATTACATTTTCAGTAATCTTTGCCATTGTTCTTGCGCCATTCATCTTTGCTTTCACAAGCATTGGCATCAGTGTGCAACATGAAACAACTGGCTTTTTTGGATTCTTTAAATCACTCAAATGGGATACAGTGCAAGGCTTTGTGATCTTGCCAGAAATTCGACAAACGGCATTGGCCATTGTTGGTTTCTATTTTGGCAGTTCGCAGGTCAAATAAGTTATGGCTTTGACCAAAGCGCAAAGTGAAGCAATTGATGCTTATCTTGATGTTGGTTCTTATCGGGGTGCAGCCAGAAAGCTTGGCAAATGTGAATCATCAATACGTGGCATTTTAAAAAGATTGGAAAGATTGGGGCAAGTGCCTTGGCAATCTCCGGCTGAAACTCCAGCGCATTTAAAAGTTGGCAAAACAACTGTTCAATATGATGCAGATGGAAACGTGATTCAAGAATGGCGGCGGCTTTACCCGGAAGTAAAAGGGATGCAGGATTTTGTTGATGGTCTTTGTGACCAAGTAAAAGAAAAAGGAACTGCTCCAATTAGGAAATCACGCAAAACAGATTCAGAAGATTTACTTTTTGAACTGGATATTTTTGATGCTCACGTTGGGATGTATGCCGACGAAAAAGAAACAAAGGATGCAGACTATAATTGCAACATTGCGGCGGCCAGAATGGTTGCGGCGGCTGAAGGATTAGCGGCAAGGGCAAGACGGCCAGCCAAATGCGTTTTGGTCTTTGGCGGGGACATGATGCACAGTGACAATCGAAGCAATCAGACTGAGGCAAGCGGCCATGTTTTGGATGTGGATACTCGATATCATCGGGTTGTTGAATACTTAATCAGAGCTTGCCGGGATGTGGTTAATATTGCTGCCTCAGTGGCCGCTGAGGTTGAGATTGTAGTGCTTGAGGGCAATCACTCTTGGCACAGTGAGGTGTGGCTTGCGCGGGTTCTGGATGCCTATTACAGCCAATGCCCAAACATTAAAGTCAAATCAGATCCATCTCCAAGAAAGCACATGGTGTGGGGCGATAATCTTTTACTATGGGCGCATGGGGATCGGATCGCGGCGCAGAAATGGCCAATGATTATTGCGGCAGAGTTTGCCAAAGAATGGGGACAAACAAAGCACAGGCATTTAAAAATGGGGCATATTCATCACAAAAAGACAATTGCTCCTGTTGTCATTGATGAGCAATCCGGGCTTGTGGTTGAATATTTGGAAGCACTTTGCGCAACGGATGCTTGGCACTCCGGCGCGGGATTCGTTGGCAGCCAAAAGGGTGCAAGCGCATTTGAGTATCATAAAACCGAAGGGCTTGTCACTCGATTTTTTAATTCAATTTAATTTGTCCATAAGTATTTACAAATTGTTGTTTAATCATTTATTAACTCAACACGATCAATCTGATCGTTTTAATAAATAAGAAATAACAATATGAATGAATCAATAAAAGACATGAAAGCTGATGCCGAAATTAAGGTTGAAGCTATTCTTCAAGATCTGGAAAAGCGGGGCATTAAAGTTTACCGTTTGCAGGTTTTTCCAAGACATAAACAACCGCCACAAGTTTCTATTGTGGTTGATGAGAAAGGAATCCGATGAGCCAATTAACAGCTTATTCTAAAATCAATGATTCTGAAGGTTTGGAATTAATTGGGAACGCCATTTGCCGCTCCGGGATGTTTGGTTGCGAATCAAAAGAGGCCGGGATTGTTTTTGCCTTACAGTGTATGGTTGAAAATAAACCGCCATTAGAGATGGCCAAGAATTATCATTTGGTAAAAGGCAAGTTGACTAAGCGCGCAGATGCGATGCTGGCAGACTTTCGCCGGGCAGGTGGAAAAGTCTTTTGGTCAGATTTAAAAAACGCGGAAATTCAATCTGCGGTTTTTGAATTTGAAAACCAAAACACCAAGGCTTCTTTCTCAATGGAAGATGCCCGGCGAGCCGGATTGGTTCGCAAGGGATCGGCATGGGATAAGACTCCAGCAGCAATGCTCCGGGCAAGATGCGTCTCAGAAACACTGAGAGCTATTGCGCCAGAAATTGTTCAAGGCGTTTATGTTCCGGAGGAAATCGATGTTGCAGATGCAACGCCAATTGAAATTCCCAAAACAACAATAAATGAAGTAATTGAAATTTCGGAAAATAAAAATCCGAAAAGTCAAAGGTTATACCTTGAAAGTTTAATAAGGGATGCCGACATTGAACAAAAATCAAATGACTATTGGACTGTGAAGGGCAAAATTGATATCGATCTTGACCAAACATGGCGCGATTTGCCAGATGATCTTCAGCAAAGAATGGAAATGGATTTTCCATCTTTTCAAAAGGCAATTGGAAACACTAGTTGGAAGGATGAGCATGAGTAATTTAATCTTAAAACCAAAGGTTGGTGAAATGGAAATTTCAATTATTCCGGAGGCTTATGATGTTAAAACATCTTTGCTTAATAATTCAAAAACAATGTTAACAGTGACTGATGGATTTGAAGCAACGATGGTTGCAGCAAGTCAAAAATCATTGCGGCATTTAATTAGTGAAATTGAAGAATCAAGAAAGGCGGCAAAAGCTCCAATTCTTAAATTCGGAAAAACGATTGATGCAATTGCCAAAGAGTTTATTGCAGAAGTAAAAGAAGAAGAAACCCGGATTGCAAAAATACTTGGAGCGTTTCAAATAGTTGAACGTGATAAGAAAATTGCTGCCGATAAAATAACAAGAATTGAGGAATGCAAAATATTAAGTGAGGCCGCTCAAGCTGCATTTAATGATTCAGATTCAATTGCTAAGATTGATGAAGATGCGCAAACTAAGATTCTGCGATTAAGACAAGAGGCCGCATTAAAGCATGATGCGGTCAAAGGTTTAAAGGTTCGCAAAGCAATAAAGTTCAAGATCGAAAGTGAGGCCGACTTAATGGCAGCGCGGCCGGATCTTTTTAGCGCGGATGATTCAAAAATCCGGGCAGCACTAAAACACACCATAACAATACCCGGCATTAAAGTCTGGGAAGAAATCAAATCATACTAAAAAAATCATGGCAAAATATATCGCAACAGACGCAGACGCAAACTCAACAAGCAACAGTTACATTACTGAGGCTGGTCAATATGAGTTTAAAACTTCAAATGTATCTCATAAAGTCAACCAGAGGGACGGCACAGACTTATTTGAATGTACATTTTCAACAAAGGATGGGGCATCGATGCGCAAGACATTCTTTTGGGGAGACTTGGCATTGCCAACTTCTGAATATAAGGCGCGGGCATTGATCTTTATGTTCCTCAAATCATGTGGCGTTCAAATCTTCCGAGATCAATTGGATTCGGAAGATCCGGAAGCATTCTTTGATTTGGTAAAAGACAAAAAGTTTGTCGCTCAAGTTGATATGACTCCAGACCGAAATGATCCAACAAAGAGTTGGCCAGAGATCGGGTTCACTGGATTCATTTATGACCAAAGCCATATCTTATTCAAAGAAGGGGCAAGCGATTCAAAGCAATCGGAAGAAATAGAATCACCTTGGTAAAATGGAACAAAGAGAATATCAGCAGCGTGCAATTTCTTTTTTAAGTAAGAGTAAGCGGGGTATTCTACAAGCACCAGCCGGAGCAGGTAAAACGCATATTGCGGCATCTGCTCTGGCTTTTTGTTTGTCTAAACGTCAAGGAATTGCTCAGATTGAAATCATGGTTAATACCTTGGAGCAAGTTGAGCAAATGCAAACAGCTTGTGACCGCTTCCCAGTAATAACAGAAAAGGCGCATCTGCAAATCTATTGCGCGGCAGGTGCGCCAATGGGAACATCTCCAGATTTATTAATTGTGGATGAATGTCACAGGGCGGCCGCAACATGCTGGACTAATAAGATTAAGCAAGCAAAGTCTGCCCGGTGGGGATTGTCAGCAACTCCATTTAATGGAGACTCAGACCGGGACGGGCTTATTGTTTATTTGTTCTCAAATTCGGTTTATACAATCGAGCGCGGCCAATTAGTTAAAGATGGGCATCTTGCAAAAGCTAAAGTTATTTGGCATCAAATTAAAAGCGATGGAATCCGGGAGGCAATTGATTCTGAATCTGATGAATTAATAAGTAAGCGAATTAAGAAAATGCCTTGGATGTTTAGAACTGATGAGGGCAAAAGAAAGCAAGAGAATCAATGCCGATGGCAAGCAGCGCAAAGGATTGGAATTTGGGAAAACGTTCAAAGGGATTTTAAAATCACAATGCTTGCAAATGATTTAATTGCCTCCGGACAACATACAATTGTTTTAATTGGATCGATTGAACATGGGCAAAGACTTCTCAAAATGATTCCGGGATCTGAAATGGTTTATTCTAAGATGGGAAAAGCCCGGCGGGCTGATACAATTAAAAGATTCCGGGACGGGGAGTTGCTTTGCATGATTGGGACATCCGCAATTGAAGAAGGATTTGATGCGCCGATTGCTGGCTCAATAATAATGGCAGGATGCGGGAAGTCTAAGCGCAAGGCAATCCAGTCAACCGGGCGAGTGCTAAGGCCATTTGACGGCAAAGAATGCGGAATCATTCATGACTTCCGGGATGGCTTCCATCCGATGCTAAGCCGACAAAGCGAACAAAGGAAAGCAATATATAAATCTTTAACTTATTCTCAGATTGTATTGACATAAGGGTTTGCCTCATAGATATTTCTTCTATCGGAGGCAATAAGGCATTCCGAATAACAAAAATCAATAATATGAAAATCACAAAAAACACGCAAATCTTAAAAAACAATAGCGGTCAATATGCCGCAGCTAAAACCAAAGGCGGAAACGTATTTAACAATCGCTCATGGGTAACAAAACAAACTGCAATCAAACGCGCTAAAATTTTACAAGCCGACATCGACAACGGATTCATCAAAGCTTAATCCACTCACCGGGGCAGAGCATCCTACACTCTAAATCAATCATCAATAATAAATAATATGGAAAATAATAACAAAAATAAATATCAAGTAATTCAACAAATTCTAGTATTAGAATCAAAAATTGAAAACAAACTAAGAATCCTTCGGGCATTAGATGAAGATGAATGGGACTCCGGAGCTTACGATTTACACGACCAACTTTTTCAAATTGAGGCCACATTTTTTAAGCTTCAAGAGCAAACATTTCGCGCAAATAAAGTTATTCCAAGAACATAAAAACCTAACAATAATTTAATAATAATAATCAAAAATCATGATCTCAATAACAACAAAATACCTAGCACCAACTAACACGCGTGGCGCACGAATTAAAGCAACCACTAGGGACTGGAGCGCAACTATTTCTTACAGTTACGAATTAAATGATGTAGCTTTACACTTTGAAGCCGTGAAGGAATTAGTCATAAAGCATTCACTTGATTGGGACATTTCAAAAATGGTTTACGGCGGGACTAACTCCGGATATGTCTTTTGTTTTCCAGAATCAATTATCAAATTTTAATTAATAACAACCGGGGCTCAGCATCCTACACTGCATCAATAAAATCCGGTTAATGAATCATTCTATTACAATAACTAGAATAGAAGCCAAGGACGCAGCCCCTTGGCTTTTGAATCGCCATTACGCAAAGCGTATGTGTCCAATCTCACACGCATTTGGTGCGTTTGATGGTTGTCATCTGGTTGGAGTTGTCACGTATGGCACGCCGTTAAGTTCGACGTTAAAAGACGGAATATGTGGGAAAACGCAATCAAAGCATGTTCTTGAATTGAATCGGTTATGCTGTGAGAATCGCAAGAACCTTGCGAGCAAGCTTGTTGGTCGGTCGCTCAAAATGCTGCCAATGCCTAGTGTCGTCGTGAGTTATGCTGACAATGGGCAGGGGCATGTTGGTTATGTTTACCAGTCGTGCAATTTTTTATATACTGGATTGTCTACAAAATTCAAAGATCCGATGGTCAAAGGGTTTGAGCATAAGCATCACACGACAATAGGCGACGAGGGTCGTGGGCATCCATCGCGCATTGAGTTCCTGCGCAATAAGTATGGATCGGAAAATGTATATTACATCGAGCGAGCAAGAAAACACAGATACATTTATTTCTGCGGATCAAAGCGCGACCGAAAAAATATGCGTGGAATGCTTAATTATCCTATTGAAGATTACCCAAAGGGAGAATCTAAGCATTATGAAATTGCACCTATTGAATCACAACAATCTTTATTCTGATTAATAATATCTTCAGATTGTATTGACATAAGTATTCAGTTGATAGATATTCCTTCTATCGGAGGCACTAAGCATTCCGAATAACAATCAATAATAAATAATATGA